GAGCATGTGAACGCCTCCGCGCAGAGTGATGCCGTTTATGGTGTTGCTTCGCTGAAGCAGTTTGTGCAGACCCAGCCCGCAGAGGGCTACCCTCTCAGCACCGCGAACGGAATATACACGGGCTCTTTTGTATTCCCGTCTACAAGACTTCGGCGCTCCGGCTCAAACGCAAATGTCTCTGACGTTAGAAATGCCTATTTTGGAGTAATTACCACAGCTACTCGTACTGGGACATCTTTTGATAAATCTTGGCCGGATTATCTCCGGTCGCTGCCCAATCCGGATGATTTGAGCATTACTTTCCCTAACTCTAATAATGTTTACACTGATGGGACCGGGGTTGGCTTCTCCTGGTGCTTCTCACTTGACGATCTTACTTCTGGTTCCTCCGCAGCAGAGCCGTATTGGGCCTCCGGGTCTCGTGTGAGAGGTACGTCTCTTAGCAATGTACACGCGTCCGCCTCGGCAGTTCTTGAGTTGGGTTTTGATAAGTTCACGTCACCTTTTTATGGGGGATACGACGGGCTCGATATCACTGAAAAAGAGCCCTTTGGGAACCATTATATTACGTCTACAGCCACAGAAACAACTAATTATGCATATTACTCTGTTCGAAGAGCTATAAAAAGCATAGCAGACCCGGAGGTTGTTGATTGTAACATGATTGCGGCCCCCGGTATCACCAATCAGAAGCTGACAGAGTTTATGATTGCCACCGCAGAGAGTCGTGGCGACTCTATGGCCGTTATCGACATTGAGAACGTATATACTCCTAAAACGGAGAATACTAAATCATTTGCGAATAGGCTGGGAAGTGTCGACACAGCCGCCAAAGAGCTTAAGGCAAGGAATATTAACTCAAGTTATGCTTGTACTTATTACCCCTGGGTTCAAGTGCGAGATTCTTTAAATGGGGCGATGCTGTGGGTTCCACCTTCTGTCATAGCGCTTGGCACGTTTGCGTCTTCGCAGGCCAAGTCTGAGCTTTGGTTCGCCCCCGCTGGGTTTACTAGGGGAGGCCTCTCTGAAGGTTCTGCTGGTCTTGCGGTTACTGGCCTCACGGAGAGGTTAACCAAGAAGGACAGAGATACGCTCTATTCGGCAAATATTAATCCGATTGCCTCTTTCCCGAACGAAGGGATTGTGATATTCGGGCAAAAGACACTACAGGTGACACCGAGTGCGCTTGATAGAATCAATGTCCGTAGACTTCTTATTTTCCTTAAGAAGAGAATTTCCTTCATCGCTTCGCGTATTCTTTTTGACCAGAATGTTAAAGCAACATGGCAGAGATTTAAGTCACAGGTCGAGCCTTTCCTCGGTTCTGTTAAGTCGAGGCTTGGTCTCACGGAATTCAAGGTTGTTCTTGACGAAACCACAACAACGCCTGATTTAATTGATAGAAACATATTGTATGCCAAGATATTCCTTAAACCCACGAGATCAATCGAATTCATTGCGATTGACTTTGTAATCACCAGAACCGGCGCGGCATTCGAGGACTGATATGAAGTTTACAAAAGCAAAAATAAAACAGATTATTAGAGAAGAGATCACCAGGGTCAAGGAAGGGGGCGACATAGATATAGATCCAGATACGCTTTCGGGTGGACCCACCACAGGGGACGCTGGCGTCACGTATTACGCTCTTATAGAAGTTGAATTCGAGGGCACAACAATTCGTAGCGCAAGATCTTTGGAAGAACTTAAAGAAGAGTTGGCAGGACTGGCCACCAGGCCCGATACACATGTGCAGGCAATATTTACTGCTGATGTCTTAGAGGGGTCGCTAGAGTAGCGACATGAAACTCAGAAGATTGATAACAGTATTTATGAATAAAATATTTTAGTAACTAATTATTATTGACTGACAAAGGGAGACATAAACAATGGCAAGTTCAGCAGGTTTTTGGACATCCGCGATGGATCGCGAGCCAAAAAGACAGTATAGATTTTTGGTTCGTATTGGATCTATGCCCGATGGTGCGACTTGGTATGCCAAGAAGGCGACAAAGCCGGCTATTGAGATAACTGTCACGGAGCATCAGTTTTTAAATCATACTTTTAAGTATCCCGGCAGAGCGAAGTGGAATACTGTTGATGTTACACTCGTCGATCCAGTCAGTCCGGATGCATCGATCAACTTGTCTAGAGTCATTTATGAGGCCGGCTATGCGCCTCCTGCTAACGTTAATGACACCACAACGATATCCAAGGTTAGTGCTGTTGCGGCGCTTCAGGGTGTTGTCATTGAGCAGATTGATGCCGCAGGAAATGCGGTCGAAACCTGGACGCTCAATAACCCCTTTATCACGAATGTTAAATATGGCGATCTTGATTACTCCGGTGATGATATGACAGAGGTATCAATTACCTTTGCTTATGATTGGGCTTCTATCGAAGTTGGCCCCGGACAGGAGTCCGCGCAGGGCCCGACCTCTAGAGGCGCTCCTTCGAGAAAATATTGGTCAGAAAGCGTTTAATACTTGACAACATACGACTTTCCCATTATAATGCTCATTGAGGTGATATTTGTCTAGAGATAATAGTTCGAGAACTTCGGCCCCAAGCCTTGACTTGGTACCACCGAAGAGGGAGCCTGATTCTTTTAATTTTACTCTGCCTACCATGTTTGTGGATCTCCCGTCAAAGGGAAAGTATTATCCGGAAGGTCATCCACTGCATAATGTAGAGAGTGCTGAAATAAAGTATATGACTGCCAAGGAAGAGGATATATTGTCCTCTATCAGTCTTTTGCAGAAGGGTGTTGCGGTGGATAGGATGCTCCAGAGCGTTCTTGTTGATAAAACCATCAATGCTTCTGAGTTGTTAACCGGTGATAAGAACGCCCTCATGATCGCAGCTAGAATTACTGGCTTTGGTGAGGAATACACTGTCAATGTGACATGCCCATCGTGCGGAAACAAGTCTGAGTATTCGTTTGATCTTAATAAGTCGAAGCACACGCCCGTAGACAAGCTGGAAGACATAGATGTTCAGAAGACCGATCAGAATACTTTTATTTTTGATCTTCCTATTTCTAAAGCTAGAATTGAGGCTCGTCTGTTGGATGGAAAAGATGAGAAATATTTAAGAAGGCTCAATGACAGCAAAAAAGAGAATAATCTACCAGAAACAGCCTTAACGGATAGATTAAAAATAATTATTGCCTCAATCAATGGATCCACGATAAGAGGTGATATAGAAAAGTTTGTTGACTCCATGCCACTGATAGACTCCAGGTACCTTCGTGGCCTTTATAGCAAGGTTGTGCCAAATATTGATTTAAAACAAGAGTTTTCATGTCCTTCCTGCAATCACCAAGCGGCCATGGAGGTGCCGCTCACCTCTGACTTTTTTTGGCCTAGACTATAAATACGCAGAAGTTCTTTATGAAGAGTTTTTCATGCTTAAATATCATGGAAACTGGAACTTTCATGAGGCATACTCTCTTCCAACACAGATTAGAAGATGGTTTATGAAAAGGCTCGTGAAAGAGAAAGAACGAGAAATTGAAATAAAGAAGAAAGCACAAGGTTCATCCTCTCATAGCGCTTACCCAGCTATTGAGCACATAAAACGCAAATAGAAAGTTTGTATGCTATTTTGTGCCTATGTACTAATTATTACATGATACATGGGGAGTATATTTATGTATGTTAACCTAAACAAGCCCAATGGTAGCCAATTTGAGAGTGGTGTACGAGCTATTCTCTTGGAGGCCATGATGGGCGGGGGTATTGCCCTCGATAAAGTCAAAATTAAAGGGACTAAAAATCAAATAGCCAAGTTCGCTTTGGTGATGGCTGCTGAAAAGAAGTATTTAGAAACTGTAGAGCAGCAGGGCGAGGAATCCCTCATGGCCACCAAAACAAAGGCGGTGTTAAAGGGAAAAATTAATGATTTAGAGAGAGTCCTTGAGGCCAAGTGGCCTTTAGTGTGAGGTTCGAATAATGGCGACCAGAAGAGATCGAAAAGCAAAAATTATATCCGACCTTCAGTCTGCGGATTCCACCCTCACGGATAGCAAGGCCGCCGCCCTCGCAGAAATTATGCTCAACGCGGACGACACCACCCGTGATATTGACGATCTATTGGGAGGAGGCCTCGACAGAGCAGCGTCAAGTGCTGACAGCCTTGCATCGGCGACATATAATTTAGGCCAAGCTTTTATTGGGTTAGAGGGGAGCAGCACCACAGCCTTCACAAGTGTTCTTCGACAGACCGAGCTGTTCCAATCAATGGGTGAAATCGGACAGCAGGTTGCACTGATGCTGTCCGCCGTCGCTGATAGGTCACTTCAATTAGCCATAAAGACAGAAGAAGTCCAGGCCAGCTTCAATAAAGCAACTGGCCAGATGGGCAAATTTAATGAGGGCGTAGCCGACGGTTATATAAGAAATCTACAATTTGGCGCTTCTCTTGATGACTCTTCCACCGCTTACGAAAATTTGGTGCGACATGCCACGCAATTTACAAGAAAGAGCGTGGACCAACGGGCGGCCATTGTCGACCATTCCATCATTCTTGAGAAATTTGGACAACACCAGGGCGCCACAGCGGAAAATTTTGAAATAATGACCAGGGGCATGGGGATGACCGATGAGGAAGCATTGAGGACTTTCCCCAATATGATTGCCATGGCTTCTGAGATGGGGATGAGTGCTGGTGAGCTTGGAGACCAATTTACCAGCAACGCTGAAAAATTTGCTGTTTTTGGAGACCAGGGAGTCCACCACTTCAGAAGATTGGCGGCTGAATCAAGAAATTCTGGTGTTGCGATGGGGAGCATGCTATCTGTCACTGAACAATTCGACACCTTCACGGGGGCAGCCGAAAAAGTTCAGAGCTTGAATGCGCTCTTGGGAGCCACATATCTTGATACCGTTGATATGATGATGACAACGGACCCGGAAGAAAGATTTAGAAAAATAAGA